CGACGGCCTGGGCTGGCGCACCCGGGTGCAGTTCGCGGTGGGCGCCGACGGCGGGACGGGGCTGCACCGGCACCGCTCGCACGGGCTGGAGCCGGTCGAGCGCTGCCTCATCGCCGCCCCCGAGGTCGAGGCCGTCGGCGCCGAGCGGCTGCGCTGGCCAGGGGCGAGCGCGGTCGAGGTCATCGCCTCCGGCGCCCAGCGGGTGGTCGCGGTGACCGCCGGCCGCCGTCGGGTGGACCTGCCCGACGTCGCGGCGGGCGTCGTCGTCGACGGCCGGCCGGTCGCGGTCCCGCACGGGGTGCGGCACCGCGTGCTCGGCCGGTCCTTCGAGGTGTCGGCCGGGCGGTTCTGGCAGGTGCACCCGGCCGCGGCGACGGTGCTGGCGGAGGCGGTCCTGGACGGGCTGTCGCCGCGGCCCGGGGAGCGCGTCGCCGACCTGTACGCCGGGGTGGGGCTGTTCGCCGCCCTGCTCGGCGAGCGGGTGGGGCCGACCGGTCAGGTGCTGGCCGTCGAGGGCGACTCGGCGGCGTGCGCCGACGCCGCCCGCAACACCGCGGACCTGCGGCACGTGCGGGTGCGCACCGCGGCTGTCGACGCGGCGCTGGTGGGGGGCCTGCACGCCGACCTGGTCGTGCTGGACCCGTCGCGCGCCGGCGCCGGCCTCGCGGTGACCCGGGCGCTGGCCACCCTGCGCCCCCGTCGCGTCGCCTACCTCGCCTGCGACCCGGCGTCGTTCGCCCGCGACCTACGGGTGCTGCTGGACGAGGGCTGGACGCTGGCCTCGCTGCGCGGCCTGGACCTGTTCCCGATGACCGAGCACGTGGAACTCGTCGCGATTCTGCATCCGCCCAGGTCAGAGGGGGTGTGAGCCGCCCTCAGGTGAGGTGTCTTGCGCCACGTGGCTCCCATGTTGTCGCATGCGTTTCGGTCCTTCGCTCGCGACGTGGCGCAGATCTGGCGCACGTCCCGGACAGCACGAAGCGCCCGCCGCCAGCCCCGAAGGGCCGACGACGGGCGGTAGTGCGAGTCACCGGTCAAGCAGCCGGTGCGGCTGAACGGCGGGGCGGTCACCGCCCCGCACCGAGTCTGGCGATAGCGTCCCTGCATGGCGGGATCGGTGTCGAGGCTGCCCAGCGGGACACCTGACAACGGAGACGGCGTCCCCCCAGCGGACGTGTACAAGGTCGCCGTCGAGGAGTACCGCTTCCAGGCGCAGTTCAACTGGTCCCGGACTCAGTACATGCTCGTGTTCAACACTGGCATCCTGGCGGCGGCAACGGCTGTGGCCTCTCGGTCAGGACGCGGCGCCGTGCTGATCTTCCTCTTGGGTGCGCTGGCGGCTTGCGTGTCCGTGCTGGTCGTGCGGACGCAGCACGACTACTACCGCGCCGCACGCGAGCGCATGCGGCGCGTCGAGATTGCCGTCGGCATCCCAGCCGACCAACGCACCGACAGCACCTCGACCCTCGGCGGGCGACGCCGAACGGCAAGCGTCAACCAGCTCGTCTACCTACTGCTCGGCGCGGTTGCCCTTACGAACGGCATTGGCGCGGTCCTCATCGTCCTGCGCTGAACGGCATCACGCGCCGTCCATGAGCCCGGACGGCCCGTCCGCCGGGTAGCTGTCCCCGGTCCCGACCGGAGACGCGGTGCCGCCCTCGGACGTACCACCCGGGGCGGTGTCGCCGCTGGACGCGCGGTTGGCGACGACGTAGACCGACAGCGCCGTGACCACGGCCACGGCCAGCCCGCCGTACCGCTGCACGTCGAGGTTGTCGGGGAAGGTGCTCAGCGCCCAGGTGGCGAGAGCGCCGACGATGGCGAGTAGGGACTTGCGGTAGCGGGCGAGCGTGGTCATGGATCCTCCGGTTCGGTGAGAGCTTGCCTGAGCACGTCGGACGTGTGGATGAGCATTCCGATGGCCTCGCACGAGGACAGGCCGTCGGTGGCCGCGTGGTGCAGCCGCACGTCCCCGTCGGTGTCCAGGGCGGTCACGACGACGACGGCTTCGAGCGGGGTCCAGCCGTCGGGGAGATCCTCGGTGAACTGCAGCGCGGCGAGCGCGGTCATCGCAGGCCGGACACCTTGGTGGCGGTGTACCAGGCGTAGGTCAGCTCGGCCTCGTGGAGGAGCCGGGCAGGTGGCGTCGGTGGCCGGTAGGCGCGGCCGAGCAGGTGGTCAAGCCAGGCGTGGACGCTGTCGTGGCAGGTCCCGCACAGCCACGAGATCTCGCTGTGCGGGTCGACGACGCCGGTCAGCTCGATCTGCAGCGACTGGGGGTGCCGGTGGTGGCCCTGGGTGCGGACGGGCCGGCTGCTGCCGTGGTCGAGGTACATGACGCACGGCTGGTCAGCGGCAGACAGGGTGCGGACCTCGGTCACGATGCCCACCTCCGGAGTGCCCAGTGGTTCAGGAGGCCATGAAGCGTGTTGTCCGCGAGGATCAGCAGCCAGACGGCCATCCAGTCGGGCTTGTCCGCGCTGTAGCCGGTGGCAGTGTGCGGAGGACGCCAGTCGGTCGGCGCCAGCTGGTTCTTCGCCCAGCAGACGTGTTTGGCGAGCCGCCAGCGGTCAATCACGAAGTGCGTGCCGGCGATCACTACCAGTGGCTGCCAGCGTCTTGTCAGCGCAACGAACGGCAGCGCGTAGGTCAGCGCGTGCGCCGCTGCTGGCCCGTGCGCCTGCGTCTTGCGCGCGGCCATGTGGTCGGTCTGGATGACGTAGTCCCCGACCATGTGCGCCAGGAGTTCGCTCACGCCTCGCTGCTCGCTCACGGGACCAGGACCGTGAGGTCACCGGAGTCGGCCAGTGCCGCCCCGAGGTCGTCCCAGGACAGCGCGGCGCGGCCGTTGACCCCGAAGCCAGCGCCCCACGAGTTCGTCAGCCACGCCAGCCGCTCCTCGACGTTGATCTCGTCCAGGACGACCTCGTGCCCGCCCCGCACCGTCCCAGCCCAGCGGATCAGCCCGTCGGTGTCGGGGGTGTCGCAGCCGGTCCGCCAGGAGATGCCGAGCAGCACCGCGGAGGTCTGCAGCGCGGTGAGGGCGGCTTCGAGGCTGAACGCGTGGTCGTAGGACGAGCACAGCCCACGTGCGCGAGCGGCCTTCGCCACGGCCAGGCCGGTGCTGCCGGTGTCGGACGGCGGCCAGGACGCCGGGTCGTCGTCGAGCCGCGTGGCCTCGCTGTAGAGCCGGACGGCGGTCGGCTCGTGGTAGCGGTGCCGGAACGGCGCGGTGCTCAGCGCACCCGCGCAGGCGTTGCCCGTGCAGGAGCCGACTGATCCCTGGTCGTACACCGGCACGAGCCGGTGGTGCCGCACGGACGTCAGGGAGCCGAGCGACGCGGCCTGCACGGCGAAGGAACGGGACCGGGGATCGTGGTCCCGGTGGCGGCCGAGCCGCATGCCGGGACGGACGTCCTCCTCGATGCGGATCACCGGAGGTCGTCGTAGATCTCGCGGAGCCACGCCGAGGGCAGGACCTGCCCGGGCGGCGTGCCGACCGCGTGCAGCGGCACCGTCGTGGGGTGCGCGGCCCGCCACCGATCAAGCAGGCCGAGGACGGTCGGGACGGTGCAGACGACGGTGCAGGCGACGACGAGCAGGTTGAGGGCGCGCTGCTCGGTCACGAGAGTGCCGCCGTCCAGGCCGCAGCCCAGGTACGCGGCCCGAGCACGCTCTCACCCGTGATGCGCTTCTCGCCCTGGAAGGCGCGCATCACGGACAGCGTCGTGTCGGTGAACCGCCCGTCGACGTTGACCTTCCAACCGCGGCGGACCATCTGCGTCTGCCAGTGCCACAGCCGGTTGCGGTCGTCGGCCGTGAAGCCGGAGTGCACCCTCGGGTCGGCCCTGGGGAGCCAGAAGAAGTGGCCGGCCGGGAGCGGGAAGGCCGGAGCGGTGCCGTCTGCGGGCGCCGTCGGGTGCGCGGGCGCCGGGCCGGCCTGGAGCAGGGGCATGAAGCGGTCCCACGGGAAGTTCGGGCCGGGGTCGGTGTGGTCGCTCTGGTGGAACGCTTGGCTGACGTCGACGTGGCCGCGCTGCCCGCCGCGGTTGGCGGCGACCTCAGCGACGGTGCAGCGGTGGATCGGGATGCCGTACTTGGCGGCGTCAGCCTTGACCTCGGCGGCGACCCGGGCGACCGCCGGCCACACCTGCGGGCTGAGCCACTGCTCGCGGGTGTAGTTGGCCTCCGCGCAGATCTCGTAGCCCAGGGTGCGGCGGTTGGGTGGCGCGTGCCAGCACACCAGGTCGTCTGAGGCGCACCGCACGCTCTCGGCGATGTCGCAGACGACGTGCGCGCTGCCACCGGAGGAGGGGGACTGGAAGTAGTGCGCTGTCTCCACTGCCCGTCCTGGCCGGGAGGCGCTGGGGTAGCCCAGGCCGGGGGCGGTGGCGTGGATGGTCTGGGCGAACGGCGGGACGTTGCCATTGCCGCTGGAGTGTGCCGGCGGTCCGATGTAGATGCTCATGGGAGTCCTTCCGGGCATGGCGAACGCCCGCCGGACAGGCGGGACGGGGGTGCGGGTGGTCAGGGGGACGGGCGGCGGCAGGTGACGACTGGTCCGGCCGGCGGGGTCAGTAGCGAACCCAGGTTGCGGGCGAGGAGCGAGCCTTCGCGCTGGCTCTTTTTGACGGCGGCGTCGAGCCGGCCCAGGAAGGCGGTCGTCTCGGCCTGCGCGGCGTTGCGCTTCATGCAGGCCCGGTAGGCCTGCGCCTGCTGCCGGTGCAGCACCCAGGCCCCCGTGCCGGCGAGGACCAGTGCAACAGCCAGGACGGCGGAGGCGACTCTCCCCAGCGTGCGGCGCGACGGGTTCCGCGCTGCCACGCTGGAGGCCTGGTCGGCCGCGACGTTGGCCTTCTCAGCCTTGCTCATCGTGTCCAGGATCAGGTCGTGCAGGTCCGCGACGGACTGGGCGAGATCGGCGACGGAGCGGCCGAGCTGGGCGACGTCCTCATTGCTGGCCTGCACCTGCCGACGCACCCGGCCCCGGTCCGACGTGGCCTGATCCCGGTCCGTCGTCGCCTGCTCGCGGTCGGCGGTCGCCTGATCCCGGTCGCTGGTGGCCTGCGTCCGATCCGTGGTCGCTTGCGTGCGGTCGGTCGTCGCCTGCGTGCGGTCGGTCGTCGCCTGGTCCCGGTCGGCCTGCGCCCGGTCGGTCGGGTCAGTCACTGCGTGGCCCTTCGGTGGGGGGGTCGTCGGGGTCAACGACGATGTCCTCAAACGACTCGGCCGCCAGCTCCAGCCGGCCGGTCAGGGCGTCCAAGTTCTTCAGCAGCTCGAGTACGGCGGGGGTCAGGTGGACGTGGGCGAAGACCTCTGACATCGCCGGCCGCCCACCCGGGCCGGTCATCAGTGCCCGCTCGCAGCGAGGACGAGAGCGACAACCGCGCTGCCGACGGCGGCGAGAGTCGTGCTTACGGACAGCCGGACCAGCCAGCGGCGCCCGGCGGCCTGCTCGTCCCGGCTCCGGGTCAGGTCCGCGATCGTGACCAGCAGCGCGGCGTCGGCAGCAGCAGCGAGGGCAGCGTCAGTGCGGCGGTCGGCGTCGTACGAGCGCCGGTCGACGAAGGTGCTGTCCATTCGGCCCATCCCGACCTCCAGCCGGGAGGCGACTTCGTTGAGCCTGCGGGTCAGCTCGGTGAGGATGTACTCGGTGGCATCGGGCGGAACAGGCACGCAGTCCCCTCTCCGGTCAGGTCAGGAAGGACGGCAGGGGGCCGGTAGCCAGCCCTAGCGAGCGGCGTCTGGCAGGGTGAACTACCGCCTAGACGTGCTCGGCGGGTTCGGGTACGTCGGCCAGGCTCACAACCAGTTCTTGCAGTCGCTGGCCGAAGGCGGACTGCTCGCCCTCGTTGCGCTGCTGGCCTTCCTCGGCCGGGCGTGGGGCGCAGCGCGCAGGAGCCATGGCATGGGCGGCCTTCCGCTGGCCCTGGTCGCTTCGCTGCTGGTCCGGTGCCTCACGGACGCGAGCTTGCGGAACCGGTCCGTTGACGCTCTGTTCGTGACGCTCGTCGTCGCGCTCCTTCTGTTGCTTGAGCCCGCTACGCCGCGAGAGCAGCCATTGCCTTCCAGACTCCGGGCGTCCCGCCGGTTACGCAGACGTAGCCCGGCACTGCCGAGGCAGCGGGGTTCGTCTCCCACGACTGGTCTCCACGCAGGTGGGTACCGGTCGTGGGAGCACCGACACCGCTGAAGATGCGGGCCTGGCGCTTGAACATGACCGCCGCGTCGATGTTGCTGACTTCAGTGACACAGCTGCGCCCCTCGTTGTCGGCGAACACGAAGTCGGCGCTATTCACGTCGGCGCGGAAGCCGACCGCCCCAGCGACAACGGTGTTCCCGACGAAGCGGGAGGCAGGCATCGGGCCAACCGCGCTGAAACCGGTGCCAACACCAACGACGGCCGGAGCGGCGGCGACAGACGCGGTAAAGGTCACCGAGTTGCCGCGCACCTCCGCGCCGCTCACCGCCCCGCCCTGGCTTGCCTGGATCACGCGCATGTTGTCGTCTGCCGCAACGAGCGCCCTGGTCACCTTCACGCGGTTGTTGGCAGCCACCAGCTGCGTGCCGGTCGACAACTGGATCGCCTGCAGCCCAGCGTTCGGCGTGTCCACTGTGATGCTGTTGTCTTCTATCTCGCAGCCCGTGACGGCGAAGCTGACCCCGGCGCGGATGACGGGGGACACGAACTCGTGACCGCTGATGATGTTCCCGGCGACGCGAATGTTGTTGCCCTTGATGACCTTGATTACCGAGTTGCCGGGGACAGCGGCGGTAAGCCCTGAGCCCATGTAGACGTTACCGAGTACTTCTACGCTGTCGCCCCCCTTCGTGCTGGACGTGAAGTGCACAAGCGCCGCGCAGTTGCGTGCGACGTTCCCGACAACTACACCGTTGGTGTTCCCGTTTATCTCGACCGCGTAAAGTGTCTGATTGAGCATTGTGTTACCGGTGATCGAGAAGTCGGTGATGGTGCCGGTCGTGATGCCGCGGTTGCCAGCGAGGATCGTATTCGCGGTGATGTCGACGCCGGTCGCGTTCAGCACCTCAAGCGGGATCTGCCCAGGGGCGTCGATCACGTTGCCACTCACGGTCACGCCGTACACCGGGGTCGCGGCGGTGCCGTGGATCAGGAGCGCCTGAGCGACCGGCGTCGTGATCGTGTTGTCGTTCACCACCAGGTGGCTGCCGATATGCAGCAGGCTGATGCCGGCGGCGGTCGAGGTCAGGTCACGAACGCGGTTGCCGATGACCTTCACGTTGTTGCAGGTACCACCGGACCTGATCGCGTCCTTCGACGTCGCCCAGACCTCGCACCCCGAGACTTCGATGTTGTCCACGTTTGCCCAGGCGATCCCGAGGACCCCGCTCGCCTGGTTAGCACCGTTGCCGTTCAGCCGGACGCCTATCGCTGCGGCACCTTCGCCGTTCAGCGTGACTACCTGCGCGTTGAGGGGGAGGCCGGGCGCAGCCTTCAGAATCCCGCCAGCAGAGACCAGACGCCTCCCGGCCGGGACTAGCAACGGTCCAACCAGGTAGGTCCCCTCGGTGATGAGCACGTCACCGCGACGAAAGATGGCTGAGCCCCGGTTGAGCGCGGCTTGGACCGCGGCGGTGTCAACGGCTACGCCGTCCCCTACGGCGCCGCTTTGCTTCAGGGTTCCTAACGCCGCATAAGTCCCGCTAGCGGGCGTGGTCCAGTTCGCTGCGGTGTACGTCGCACCGGTCGTATGCGCCGCCAGCGCCGCGACGAGTTCGCCGCTCGGGTTGATGACCGGCTGCCCCGCCGCGACCGGGGTGTTGGGTTGCCACGGTGCGACGACGGTCCCCCACCCGGTCGCGTTGTCGGCGGCTGAGGTCTTGACCAGCGCCTGCCCGGTTGTGCCACCAGCGACGGCCCCAGGACCGGCAGGGCCGGCAGGGCCACGGGTGATTAGTACCCCACCCGAAGGACCGACCGGAGCCACCGCCGCGAGGTCAGTGGTCTGCCCGCCTGGGACCGCGATGCTGAAAGCGTCCAGCGCGACGCTCGCGAACCGGAAAGAGACGTAGTAGGTGAACCCTGTCGGGTTGAGCAACGGATCGTCGGTGGCGACAAGCTCGACCCTGAAGCTGCCGTTCGCGTCGAGGTCAACCGTGATCGGCTGCGGGAGCATCGTGATACCGGAGACGATCACCCGCAATGCCGACGGCGTGAAGGTGACGCTTCCGCTCGCCGGCACTGAGTCTGGATGGGTGTCGACGTCCGCCGAGTCACCTACGGCCAGGATGAAAGCTCCTGTGACCGTGCCGTACGTGACGTCCGCTGGCAGCACGGTAGTAGGCGCGGTCACAGGCCCGGCTCGCTCTCGCTAGGTGACGTCCCGTCGAGGTTGGTGAGCCGGCCGGTCACCGTCGTGGTCGCCAGACCTGCGGGCAGCGGCATCAGAGCGGCTCCAGGAGCAGCCGCTGGTAGCCACCGAACACGATCGTTCCGGTTCCGGTGGACCGGGTGCAGGCCAGGTCCACGGTGTGGTTCCCACCACTACTGGGGGTCCAGTCCGCGTACAGCATGAACCCCTGCGCGTTCGTGGTCGAGTTCGCGCGCAGGAGCAGGTTCGCGTTCGGAATCTCCACGCCGCCATCCCGGAACGCGACAAAGAAGCTGTCCGTAGCGACGGACTGCGAGTAGTACGACACCGACGCCGACACCTTGTACGCCCGGTTCGCGTCGACCGCCACCGCCAGGCCGATAACGGAGGTAGCCGTGGCGTACCCGGCGGCGCCGGTCGACGCGCCGTTCACGGTCGACGACGGGGCGCGGTTCAACTCCGTGACGAGCACGTTGAGTTTGGCGGCAGTCAGGACATCGGGGGTGAACAGCGGCAGAGCCACCAGAGCCTCCTGTCCTAGTAGGCGAGCACGTTGTCGGCGTCGGTCCGGCCATACACCGGGTCGTCCAGGATCAGCACGTTGAGGAACGTCGGGCTCAGCACCAGCTCGACCTGGGCGCTGTTGGTCTGGGTCTTGCGGGCGATGCTCTCCACGAAGAAGTCGGCGGTGAAGCCGGGCTGCCCGACCGGCCGGACCGCCACCTTCACCCGCGACCCCAAGCCGAGCCCCAGCATCCGCTGCACGTCCGCCTGCAGCAGGGTCGCCAGCTGCACGGTGACGAGGCCGATCCGCATGTGCGGGTCGCGGTACCGGAGCAGCGCGAACCGGGCGGCGTCCTGGGTCTGCAGGTCCGAGGTGATCCGCAGCGTCAGGTCCAGGGTGCGGCGGAACCGGCGCTTGACCGGCAGCCCGTCGTCGACCCCGACCGTCGCGGTGATCCCGTACGGCCTGCTCGCCCTCACGTCGGTGTAGACGTAGGTGTTGTCGTAGTCCGGGGCGATGCCCTGCTGGTAGGGGATCTCGCCCGCGCCGTCGCCGAGCGTCAGGGTCGGGGTGGTCCGCAGGTACCGGGCGCCCCGGCCCTCAGCGACCATCGCGCCGGCCCGGTCGGCGTAGAACACCCCGCCCTCGTTCGTCGCGTTGTCCAGCAGCGCGGTCAGGCCGTCGGTGCCGTCCAGGCCGGTAGCGCCGAGCATCTGCGAGCTGCCCGCGTCCACAGACCTCGCGCCGGCCCAGCCCGCGTAGTCGAGCAGCCGGTTGGCCCGCGCCCCGAAGGTGTCGCCGTAGAAGCTCTGCGTCCCGGCCCGGTAGTGGGCCAGCACCCGCGCCGCGGACAGGGCGGTCGGGTACTGCGCGAGCCGCGCCAACGAACCGCGCATCTGGCCGGAGGCGTAGCCGGACGGGTTCAGGTAGCCGCCGAACTGGCCCAGCACGAGCGGCAGTAGCACGATCGGGGCGGCGGCCGTAGCAGTCCCGGCGCTCTGGCCGTCCACGAGCAGCGACAAGGTCAGGCCGTCGGCGGACAGTGTGGCGACGGCGTGGTGCCACGCGCTGCGGGTGATCGGGTTGGCCGCGGTGACCGACGTCGCCTCCTTGCCCGTTCCGACACCGGCAACCCCGGACAGGACGTACGCGATCGGCTGGTCCGTCGAGTTGAGGTAGACGTAGATGTAGTTGTTCCACCCCGGGGAGTCGGTCAGGAACATCAACGCCGGGCCGGCCGTCGCCCCGGGTTCAATCCGGAACCACACCTCGACCGACCACGGGCCGCCCGCAGACACCGACGGCACGTCCCCGGCAGCCTGCAGCAGCGACGCCGCGTAGCTCCCGGTCGCGTAGTCGAGGCTCACCCCGGTCGGGGCCTCCGACAGGGTCGTCGCCGCCCCCCACGCGAGCGTGCCAGGGCCGCCAGCGGAGTCCCGGACCACGATCAGCGGGTTCACCCCGGGGGCGACCGCGTCAGCGCCCTGACGGGCCTCCTGCGGCTCGTTCAAGGGATACAGCCAGGTCGGGAGGTCGTCGAATGTCTCGGTGTCCAGCGGGTTCCGCAGGTCCGTGCCGGCCAGGATCGCCAGCGGGTCCACCGCCGTGACCGTCACCGTGCCGTACCGGCCGTGCATCGCCCACAACGGCGGCCAGCGCTCCACGAACCCGCGGAACACCGGATACGTCGTCCCGCCGACAGTCTCGGTGACCCGGATCGGCACCATCGGCCGGACATTCGGCCAGTACGGCGAGGCGGCGTTCAGCGGGTTGAACCGGCCATCGGGGTCCCGGAAGGTCAACGTCAACGTCCCGACCCGCACCCGGTCAGACTCGTGGTCCCGGCCGGCCCGGCAGTCCCAGCCCGGCAGGACCATCGCCGAGACGTCAGTGAAGACAGGGTTGGGGTCGGTCTCGTCGTAGCCGAACGCGATCCCCACGTACAGGGTCGGCAGGACCGCGCGGCTCACAGCCGGGGGTCCCGGTTGTTACGCCGGGCGTCGCGGGTCAGGGCCTCCCGGATGTGCGGGGCAGCCTTCGCCGCGAACGCCCTCGGGTCATCGGACAGCACGCCGCCGTCGAAGTGCAGGTGCACGTGCACATCCCCGCCACCGGCCGTGAGCGCGCCCTGCGCCTGCCGGGCAGCCATCCCCGCCAGCGCACCCGCCGTCGGGGTGCCGAAGCCGGGCATCGCGGTCCCCGCGACGATGCCGGTTACCCGACCCAGCCCCGACCGGAGCGCGCCCTCCCGCTCCGCGATCCCACCGATCAGCCCGCCCATGATCAGGTGCGCGTTCGGCCGGAGCAGCGAGGCGTCCCGGGATGCCGGGCCCTTCCACGACGGGATCAGGTTCGTGATCGAGGAGAAGCGGGACTGCAAGGAACCGATCATGTCCTCGACACCTCGGATCAGGCCGCCGACGATGTCCCGCCCGGCGTTGATCAGCCAACTCCCAGCGTTGCGGAACACCCCGATCACCCGGTCCGGCACACCCGCCACCGTTCGCACCAGACCGCCCAGGGCGTTACCGGCTGCCGTCCGGGCCGCGCCAAAGGCATTACGCACCACCCCGACCACAGCCGAGACACCACGGATGGTGGCCTGCACACCCCGGACGGCTCCGCCGACCACCGCCCGGATGGCGTTCCACTCGGTGGTTGTGGCCCAGCGGATCGCGTTCCAGACCCCCGTGATGATGGCGCGATAGACGTTGAAGTACGTCACCACGACGGTCCGGATCGCCCCGGCTACACCGGTCACGATGCCGCGTACCGCGCCCCACGCCGAGGCGGTCACGCCCTTGAGCCAGTTGAACGCAGCGACGGCGGCGTGGACCATCGCCGTGACGGCCACCCGGGCACCGAGCATCGCCGTCTGCACGATCTTGCGGAACGTCTCGCTGTGCTTGTAGGCGTAGATGAAGCCGACGACCAAGGCTGCCACGGCGATCACCACAAGCCCGATCGGGTTCAGCGACATGGCCAGGTTGAGCTGCAGCTGTACGGCGCGCATCACGCCGACCGCCCGGGCAAGCTGCAAGAACCGCGACGCGGCCTGCGCAATCGCCATGGTCACCATCACGGCCCGGTAGGCGACGAACGCGGCGGTCAACGTCGCCACCACCCCGCCGACCAAGGTGAGATGCCCGGACAGGAAGCCGAGCGCGGGCACCAGGACTGCACCGACCATGCTGGCCACCGAGCGCAGGACCGGGAGCACGTCGGTCTTGAAGTAGCCGAACGCGGCGACCGCCTTGTCCCGGACCACGCCGACCTTCTCCGCGAACCGCCCGCCCGCGCCGGTGCCGTCCTTCATCCCGGACAGGAATCCCTGCACGGCGGGGACCGCGCGCTGCCCGAGGAACGTGGCGAACTTGTCGATGTAGGGGACCAGGACGTTCCCGACCGCCTCACCGAGGTTCCCGGCCGACACCTTCAACTTGTCCATCGGTGTCGACGCTGCAGCCGCCGCCCCGCCGAACTCCTTGCTCAGCTCCCCGAGGATCACCTTCTGCGCGCCCAGGGTGTTCCCCGACGTCACCAGCGTCTTGATCTGCTCCTTCTGCGACGCCGTGAAGCTGACCCCGACCCGCTGCAGGGCACTCACGCCCTTGATGGGGTCGTTGAGGGCCTTGCCGAGCTGGATCGCCGAGGACTTTGTGTCCTGGCCGAGCGCGACGCTCATGTCGGTGACGGTCTGCGTCGCCCGGTTGAAGATGTCGTTGCCCTTGCCGACCTCGTTGCGTACCGAAGTGAAGGTCAGGAGAAGGTTCGCGCCGGACTGGATGGCCTCGTCGTCCACGCCGGTCTTGTTGCTGATTGCGGTGGCGAGGCTGCCGACCTGGCCGGCGCTGATCTTCGCCGCGCCGCCGGTCGTCTTGATGACCTGCGCGGTGAGGGCGCCGATCTTGTTGCTCTCCCGGGCGTCGGCGATGAACCCGCCGAGGATGTGCACCACACCGATCCCAGCAGCGGCCACACCGATCGCCCGGATCGCCGTGCCCGCACCGAGAGAGGTCCGGGACACCAGGGACATGTCCTTGTCGGCGCCCTGGACGTGCTTGCGCAACCCAAGCCACCCACGCCCGGACTCAGCGCCACGCCGCCCCGCTGTCTCCGCTGACCGCCCGGCCCGGTCGGAGGCCGTCGCCACCTTGTTGAACGCCTGCGACGCCTGGTCGCGCGCGAGCAGCGCGAACGTGAGGGCCTTCTCAGCCATCGCGGACCACCGTCTCCATCACGGCGTCCATCGCAGCCAGGATCGCCGGGGTAACGGTCGGGGCCGCGTCGGTCAAGGTTCGGTCGAACCACCCGCCCCGGACCTGCTGGAAGACGAACCGGTCCCGATGACCGAACACCGGGTGCCGCACGGTGCCGGCGTTCGCCCCGCGTACCGGGCCCTTCGCGACGATCCGCACCCCGACCGTGCGGGCGCCGGTGGCGACCGTGACGCGCTGCGGGGCCTTCGCCACCGACCGGCCCAGCCCGCCGCGCTTGGGAAGCTCAGCGGCAGCCGCAGCGCGGGTCTGTGCGATCAGCGGCTTCGCGGCCAGCCGCAGCCCCTTGGTCAGCTCCTTGCGAAGCCCGGTCCGGCCGGCGTTTCGTAGCGCACGAGAGAGCCGGTAGAACTCGTCGGCACCCTGCACCCGGAAGTCGCTCACGTGTCCCCCTGGTAGCCGACGGCTTCACGAGCCCGGGCGATCTCGCTACGCGCACTCGCCGCGTTCTGCTCGCGGACCTGCGGGTCGGCGGCGTCTGACTGCTCGGCCTGGGCGTTGCGCTCCAGGTACATGAAGTGGGTCCACAACACCCGGCGGTACACCGGGCACAGCTCCAGCTCCTCCGACGTCCAGCCCATGTGCTGCGCGAGCTGGTAGCCGAACCACTCCTCCGGCAGGCCCGGACCGTCGTCCTGCGGCACCAGACGGCCAGCGAGGGCCTCAGTGACAACCTCAAGGTCGTCGGCGAAGTCCTCGCTGATCAGGAAGGGCGGCCGGCCGCGCTGACCTGCTCGGTGATCCAGACCTCCACCGGGGTCGGGACCTGGGCGAGCGTCTCGGGTGAGGGTGGTCCGAGAGGTTCGGTGTCCATCTCGCTCTCGCCGTCCCAGGCCGGGTAGACGTTCCAGTCCACGACCAGCCAGGAGTAGAGGTCGTAGCCGATCCGGGCCACGTCCGCCATGTCAACGGTACCGTTCGGCAGCTTGCGGGGCTCCCGGCCCGGGTTGAGCCGGTTCGCCGGGAGCAGGTACGGGTTCTTGAGCTCGATCCACACGTCCGGGCCGAGCTCGGGGAACTCGTGCCGCAGGACGCGGTGCGCGGTGTAGCCAGCCATCGTGGTCCTTTCGAGGGTGGATCGGACCGGCCGCGCCCTCGACGTCGCGACCGGCCCGAGCTGGAGGGACTAGAAGGCGGCCGCGGTCGGGGTAAGAAGGGCGACCTGCGCCGGGCCGGCGTCCGTGGCGTTGAACGAGCCACGCAGCTCGCAGTCGAGCTGCACGTACTTGCTGCCCTGGTCGCGGGTCGCCTTCGTGCACGTGGCCCGGCTCATCGTGATGTCCAACCGGTTGCCGCCGTTCCCTGCCGGCTGCACCAGCGAGCCGACCACGACGTGCTCCGCGTAGGCGATGAACCGGTCGTAGTCCGTGCGGTTCTCGAAAATCGCCTTGAACTTGCAGTCCACGTCCAGAGCGTCCGCGAACGTCTCCCGCGGGCCCTGCGTCCCGTCGGAGGCGTGGATGACCTCGACGCCGCGCTTGAACGTCCACTCCGACGACAGGACCCGGGTGCTCGCGGCACCACCGGCGGACCAGATCAGCTGCCAGCCCAAGAACGGCTGCAGCGCGCCGAACACCGGCACGGGCGTGGCCACCTGCACACCAGGCCAGCCCATCCACTTCGCCGAGTACTCGACCGCCCCCTTCAAGTCGACCTTCACGCCCAGCTCGTCGAGCAGGCAGCCCGGGTAGGCGACGGCCTCCACCACGTCGAAGTCGGTCAGCGTGTACGACGGCGGCTGAGCGGCCGCCTTGAACGTGTGCTTCGTGCGGGTCTCCGGCGCGACCGGCGCGGTCGTGGTGTCGGTCATCCCGAGCGCCGCGAGCAGGTGCCCGAAGGTGTCCGGGTACGGGTGCCCGTCGTGCCCGAACGTGGACGACGACGCCCCGCCGTAGACGCCCTGGGAGACAGCCGGGTTGCCCTTCATCGACTCGTCCACGATCGTGTCGATGACGTCCTCGGGGCTGATCGTCTTCACCGGGAGGCTGAACGTCGGCACGACAGGGGTGCCCTGCACGGTCTCCTTGCCGCCACCGACGAAGGAAAGCTTGGAGAGCTTGGTCACGGGGTCGGCTCCTCAGCAGCGGTCACGGGCGGTTCGGGGGTCGGCTCGGGCTCGGGGGTCAGGACTGTGGCGGGTGCGCCGACCCACGGGTCCTCGCCGCGCACCGGCTCGGTCAGGGTGTGCAGCGGCGCCTCACCGTCGGCGTCCCGGGCGGTCACCACCTCCACCCCCGGCAAGTCCACGTCGGACGGCACCCTGGCCACTTGACCGGGCTCCAGGCGCAGCGGCGGGACCAGGGTCGGGAAGTCCACCGGGTAGTCGTGCGGGTTGCGGATGTGCTTGTGCCGGGCCATCAACGGGTCCTCTCGTCCAGGCATTCGCGGTACGTGCCGAGCCGGGTCACCCCGGTGGTCCGGAGCCAGAACAGGTCCACCTCCACCACCGATGGCAGCAGGCATCGCTCGCACCACAGGCCGGTCCGGATGGGGCCGGAGGCCACGTGCAGGGTCAGGGTCACGCCAGCTCCGCATCGACGTGCACGACCGCAGGGACGATTGCCACGCGGCCGCCCTTGTCGGTCGGGCCGTTGACCAAACCGGTGAAGGACGGTTCGGCTTCCATGACCAGGCCGCCCATGCCGGGGTCGTCCCGCAGCGGGGCGGCCAGCAGCACGCCGTAGATCAGGTAGGCCCGGGCGCGCGCCCACGGCTGGTTGTCGGAGCCGGCGAATACCCGGATCTGCAGGTTCACGTCGTAGGACTCCCACACCCGGGACAGCCCGGTCGCCCCCCACTCCTGGGTGGCGTTGCTCACCCCAACCACCTGGATGCACTGCGCCGCGAGCAGCGCCGTCTCCCCGTCGTAGACCTCCACCGGGTCCCCGTCGACGGGGAGCACGGTCAGGCGCGCGGTCAGCTGGGCGAGCAGGGCGTCCAGGACAGCCGGGATTGTGGACGTCGGCAGGCTCATGCGACCCTCGGTGCCCGCAGGTAGGGCCGCCACAGGTCCAGCACCCCGTACGGGATCCCGGAGTACATCCCCGGTGCGGTGTCCACGTCCGGGTCCGCGCCGACCTGCCCGCCGACGCTGCTGCCCGCGTACTGCTGGGTGCGGCCGTAACGATGAGCAGCGAGTTCCACGATCCCCTCGCTGACCGCCCGGGGGATGTCTTGGCCCACCGTGTAGGTGACGGTCACGACGCCTTGCACCGGCCGGCCGGACGCCAGCCGCAGGATGCCCGCCGCGCCGTCCAGCAGCAGCGCTGTGACGTCCTGCACCGTCGGGGTCGTCCCCGGGTAGGGGGCGATGTTGAGCGTCTCCACGCTGAGCACCGGGGCGTCCCGCAGCACCACCGTCGGCCCGTACACGTCGAACAGGACGTCGGTGCGGGAGCGGGGGGTCAGCGGCCCGACGTAGCCCTCCGCAACCTGCAGCGCCGCGTCGAGATGGCGCTGCAGCTCCGCGTCGTGGCTGCCGTCGGTGCCCTTCATGTTCAGGGCGTCCTTGAGGTCGCCCAGCGGGATCACTTCCCGCGCGCTCGGGTCCGCAGCCCGGCCTGCGACGCCGGGGCGGGAGCGACCGTCTTGGACTGCCGATCCACGCCGTCAGCACCCGGCCGCGGGATCGTCGACGGCCGCGCCTCATAGCCGGCGTCGGACTCCCCCGAGGGGTCCTCGGACAGCGCCAGGTCCCGGCGCTGCTCGGCGACGTGCTCCAGTGCGCCGGTGCTCACCGGGCCGGGGGTGAGGAACGCACCCGTCGACTCCGCGGTGAGCTCCTGCACCGTCCGGACGCCCTTGGCCGCCTCGACTGCCTTCGCGACCTTGGCGTCGTCGTACATCGGGTAGGCCATCGTGGACTTCACGGCGTCCGGTGAGGCCTGCTGCAGGAACACCGGCTCCGCGTCCGGGCCCATCGGGTAGGCCATCGTGGACTTCGAGAAGTCGATCTCGCCACTGCTCGCAGCCATGCTGCCTCCTTCGTTGGGGTGTGGACACCGGCCGCGCGGAGATCAGCTCCGCGCGGCCGGGATGATCACAGAGCGGTGACCGTGCCGAACGCACCAGGGCGGAAGATCGCCAGCAGAAGTCGCTCCTCCGCACGGATCGCGACCTCGTTGCGCTGGAAAAAGTCGGCGTGCGAGTTCGACGCCTCGACGGTGATCCCGCCCTTGCGGAACACCTGCGAGGCCTGCCGGAACGCACCGACCAGCGCGGTCGCCGCGGGCATCGCGGTCGTCGGGACCACGGGCTTGCCCCACAGGTTCGGCTGCGCGCCGATGCCCATGAACGGGCCACCCGCGTAGTAGGTGCCCTGGCTGTTCTTCGACAGCTGAATGTTCATCCAGCCCGCCGGGTCGACCACGATCGTCTCCGGCTCCAGGAACGAGGTGATCCGGACCTGGGTGATCTGGCGGTAGATGGCGTCCATGTCGTTGTCCGACGCCGGCGACAGGAACGCGCCGGTTGCGGAGCCCGCCGGGGGTGTGGCGTTGCCCTTCACCACGTTCGGCGCCAGGCCGGTGCGGTTCAGGATGCCGACGAGGTTCGTGCCGGTCCCGTCACCGCGCAGCAGCTGCACCTCCTCCTGCAGCCGGACGAACAGGCTGAGCCGGGCGTTGAGGTAGGACTGGATCTGCGCGACGTCCTCGAGCATCTCGTCCGACACCGGCAGGAAGGTGGCAATCTTCTTCAGCGTCTCGTCCACCTTGGCGAAGGTGATCGCCGACTCCGGCTTCAGCCCGAGCTCGGCGACGGTCGCGGCGGCGTTGGTGACTGCCGTCTCCACCAGGTAGCGCAGGAGCGGGCTGTTGGTGCTGCCGGACGGGAATAGGTCCGCCACGGTCAGGCCCTGGAACAGCACCTCGGTGAAGCCGGGCAGCACGGTCGGGGTCTGCACCGGCGCGAAGCCGGGGCCGGGGACGCCGGTGGTGCCCTCGGTGAGGGCGGTCTTGAGCTCGATCGACCCGGAGGTCCAGCGGGCACCCTTGGTGCTGATCCCGCCGTCGACCAGCGACTTGTAGCCGGCCGCGGCGGTGAACTGCTCGCCGAAGCTCTTGCGCTGCGCCGGGATGTTGGCAGCGGGAGCGGCCGGCGGGGAGTCGCCTCCGGGGTCCTCACCGGACAGCGACGTCATGAACGCCTTGCGGGCATCCTCGAACCGGTCGAGCGTCTGGACCTCATCGGTCCAGCTCTTGATCTCCGGCTCGATCTTGTCGAGCGCGGTCTTCTTGTCCGTCGTGGACAGCGAGGGGTCCTCGACGGTGTCAAGGGCCTTCTTGGACAGCTCACGGACCTTGTTCTTGGCCTCGAGCAGGGTGGGCATGTCGTGCTCCGTTCAGGGAGTGGGGTCAGAGCGCCGCGACGCGGGCTCTGATGGCGTGGGCGCGTACGGCCAGCTCGTCGTCCGTGGGCGGCTCTGCGGCTCCCGGGCCGGCCTGGGCGGGGCCGGGAGCGGTCAGAGACTTGGCCTCACGGTCGGCGTCGGCGTCCGGCGCGCCCACCTCGTGAATGTCGACCCGCCGGGCACTCTTGCCGGTCGAGCAGGTCGCACCCGCGGCGACGAGGGAGTCGTGGGCGTCCTGCAGCAGCGAGGAGTCCGACGTGCTGTTCCTGCGCCCCTCCTTCACCGCCGCCTCGCGCATCTCCTCGGTGGCGGTGAAGGCCTTGGAAGACAACACCCGCGCGTCCCGGTTGGACGGGACCGGGGTGAACGCGCCGTTGAGCAGCTCCCCGGTGACGATCTCCTTGTGGCCCCCGGCGGCCTTCTCGACCTGGCCGGTGATGAACGCGACGCTCGCGGTCCGGACGTGGCCTTCGGTGACCAGGGTGCGGACGGTCTGGCCGAGCTCAGTGCTCGCGTAGGTCCCACGGACCCGCAGCGTCCCGTCCTCGGCGTAGGACGGCACCCCTGAGCCGACCGTCGTCGCGACGCTCATGCCGTGGTCGATGTCCATGCTGATGTGGTCCGGCAGCGGCTCGAACGCCCGAGTGCGGATGCTCTCGCCGTCCCGGTCCTTCGTGCTCGCCGACAGGATCAGGTCGAACTCGCCGTTGGGGTTGGTCGACTCGACCGACTCGACGGCCGCAACAGCCTTGGTCACAGTCACGCGGGCTCCTTGGTCGGTTCGATCAGCTCGGCCAGGTCCAGGTCCGCGCTGCCGCCGATCTGCCGGCGCAGTGCGGTCACGCTCGTGCCGCGGGCCAGCGCGGCGGCGAGCAGCCCGCGGACCTGCGTGGTGTCGCCGTCGATACCGCTCAGCAGCCGGTCGGCGTCGACCTCGGCGAGGTCGGTCACCCGTGACAGCCGGCCGGTAATCAACCGGCCGTCGGCCTGGGTCAGCGCCTTGACGTGCTGCGGCGCCTGGGCGATCTCCGTCCCCGTCGCCGGACTGTCCTTCGCCGCAACGAGCGGAATCAGCGCGGCGTTGATGTACAGCTGGTCCCCGCCGGCCATGTCCGGCAGGTTCTCCCGCCGCCGCACCTCGTTCGGTGTCGCCTGCCCTGTCTGGATCGCCTGGGCGTTCGCCGGCATCCGCGCCTCGTAGGCGCCCCGCAGCACCTCGTCCAGCAGGAACTCCGCGTACGTCGCCCCGGTCGGGTCGAAGTCGGGCGTGAGTTGGGTGGCGATCGTGTCCTCGTAGTGCCCCAGCCGCGGGGACATGCTGTCCCGGTACAGCGAGCGCATCTGCTCGGTGATGTTGGAGAACGTCGCGCGGTCCAGGATGTGCACGGCAGGCGGGGGGATGTCCCAGACCGCGCAGCACTCCTCCCGGTTCAGCCGGCGGGACTCCACGTACTGCATCTCGTTCGGGTTGACCTGCAGCACGTGCGGGGTCGCGCCTTCCTCCAGGATCGCGGTCTTGCCCCACGAGTCGATCCCGGAGTGCATCGCGTCCCAGCTCGCCGACATGCGGCGGATCGCCGGTTCGCTCATCGCCTTGTCGGTAGTCAGGACAACGGACGGGCGAGCGCCGTTGCGCCACATCGCCGCCTGCCCACGCCGGGTCGCGTCCTCAGCCAGCAGCGTCTGGCGCAGCGGCTCGCACGGCGACAGGCCGCGGGTCGTGTTGTCCGGGTTGTAGCTCTTGAAGTGCACGACGTCGCGCGCCGGGAACGGTGGGAGCATCGCGGTCGCCCGCATCCGCCCGACGTAGACGTACTCCTGCTCCCCGTCCGGGCCGGGACGGACCAGCAGGTTCGCCGGGTGCAGCGGGAACAGCTGCCGGACCTGGTCTTGGTCGTCGCGGCGCTTGAGCCACATCGCCTCGCCGTACAGCTCGCGGGTCGCGACGGTCCACAGCCACAGCGCCTTGCCGCCCCACCGCGGGGACGGCTTGGCCAGCAGCTCGGCGTAGGCGGTGCCGTGCTCGTCCAGGCGGCTCCCGTCGGTGTCCCTGCGGTAGAGCTTCAACGGCAGCCGGGAGGTCCCGAGCGCAATCTTCTGCACCAGCGTGTAGACCCACGGCTGCGCCTTGTACAGCGCCGCGTAGGCCGCGTGCAGGTTCGTCAGGTCGATTCCGTCGGACGGGTAGTACATCTGCCCCGGGCCGGAGGGCAGGGAGTCGCCGAGCGCACCGATCCCGCCGAGCGGGACCACCGAGGAGCCGGCAGACAGCAGCATGCGTCAGGCCTCTCGGTCAGGGATGCTGCAGGTAGGCGATCGCTTCACGCCGCAGCAGCAGCTCTCCGTCGACCGGCGCGACCTTGCCGTCCGAGGCCAGCACTTGGGCGTCCCGGAGGATGACGGTGCGCTCGTCGGCTTCCATGAGCAGCCCGTTGAACGTCTCGCCCGTCACGAGGGTGACGACGAACCGCTCTCGCAGCCGCTGGTCGAGCAGCGTGGCGGTCGGTGATCTCCGCAGGTACAGCGCGAGCCCGGCAGCAGCGGCTAGGACAAGCACCACGGCAACGGCGATGTAGGTGTTCACCCCAGCACCACCAGGCCACGCTCCTCATAGACGCTCGGTCCGTCCTGGGTCAGGGCGCGCAACGCCAGCCCGGCCGCCCGCAGCGGAGTGATGTCCGCCGTGCCCTTGCGGTCCAGGACCCGGCTGTCGCCCTGCGGCTTCCACCGGGCGGCCCGGACCGAGAAGTTCAGCGCCGGCTCGTTGCCGTGCTTGATCCGACCGGACTCGACCGCATCGGCGATCGCGTTGTCCGCCTGCGCCTGCGCCTGCGTGCTGGGCTCCTGGGCGCCCGGGACCAGCCCGCGCGAGGCGGTGTCGACCAGTGGCGGCCCGGCGTTCCAGCTGCGCTGGAGGTCAGCCACCCGGGCCGCGACCCAGGTCGTGCCGGGCCGGTAGTCCAGCAGCTCGGCCGGGTTGCGGGCCACGTGCACCTGCAGCAGCCCGTCCGGGCGCCACCACGCCATCGCCACCGCCGACCAGGAGTGGTCCGGTGCGGTCGCCACCGCCAGAGCTGGGGTCCCGTTCAGGGCCGCGGCCGGGTCGGCGAGGGACGCCCAGACCGCAGGGTCGATGGCGTTGTGCGGGTCCTTGGCCAGCCAGACCCCGAGCCGCTCGCGGGCGAACTGCTCCGGGGGAAGCGCGGCGCGTTCGGCTGCGATGAAGTGCAGCGGGATCCGGCCGCCAGCTGCCGGGTTCGACTCCAGGATGGCCTCGAGGCTGGCGGGGTCTGTGTCTGGGGAGGCGGACCACTCGAAGAACGCCAGCCGGTCGTCGTCGCCGGACACCCCTCGCTCGCGGATGCGGGCGAGCTGCTCGGAGGAGTCCCGGCCGGCGCTGGAGGTGTACCAGACCTGCGGGTTGGGACGGGCAGCCAAGGTCGGCAGGACGGCGCCCATCGCCTCGGCGGTCAGGTTGTACGCCTCGTCCAGCACGATCAGGTCGGCGGAGAAGCCACGACCGGACCCTCCTGTGCGGGTCACGAACCGCAGGCGCGCCCCGGAGACAAGCTCGATCGTCTCCGACCCCGCGGCTGTCCGGACGATCCGCACCTGCCTGCGGAGCAGGTCGGAGCCGTCGATCAGGTCCCGCATCCGCCGGAAGTGCTCCGCGGAGGTCTTGAACTCGTGGGCCGAGTGAAGGACCAGCGGAGGCGGCGAGTCAGGGTCGGCCAGGAACAGGGCGGCCAGCTCAAGCGCCTCGAGGACCGATCCCTTGCCGTTCTGACGGGGGACGATCAGGGCGACCTCGAAGGCCGTCCAGCGTCCGTCGGGGCGTTCCCCGAGCGCCTCGGTCAGGACCAGCCGCTGCCACTCGTCCAGGTGCAGGCCAGCGCGGGCGGCGAGCTGCACAGCCTCCGGGCCGGCTGACGTGACGTACGGCGGGACGCTACTTAGCCGAGGCCGCTGCGCGCCGACGTCGGCGCGCACGAGCGAGGTCGTCAAGAGCGGTGCCCCCCGTCGTGTCCGGCAGCGCGGCTATCCGCTCGAGCACCGCCTGGTACCGGGCGGCCAGCGCGGCGAGGTCGCGGTGCCCGGCGGTGTCCACGGCAGTAGCCAGCCGGTCCCGGAGCGCCTCAAGACGCCTGCGGTGGTCCGCGTCATCGGGTTCCGGTCGGGGGGCGCCCACAGGAGCCTTTGGTCGTGCCACCCGCCACCCCCGCCCCCACTGGGCTCTCCGGTTAGTGAGTGTGCGAGCGCGAGTGGCGGTCAGGCTGCCGAGTCGATCTAGAAAAACCGAGGACCCCTCCCCCCTCAGTACCGGTGGGGACTGGCTCCCTGCTGCTGGACTCGCTTGGCCTTCTGGCTGGCGCGGCCTTTGGCTCCGCCGTCGAGGCGGTTGCAGCGGGCGTGGGTGAGGCCGCGGTAGGCGGAGCGGTCCGGGGTGTGGTCGAGGTGGATGGCCCGGGTGTTGGTGCCGAGTGGCCGACCGCAGAGGTGGCACGGGTCGCTGGGCCGGTAGGCGTTGAGGGCTGCTCGGCGGGCGGCCTGGTGGGCTGGGCCGTAGCCGCGCTCGGTGGTGTTGGCCCGGGCGATGGTGCGGAACCGGTGGGCCATGGTCACCCCCTCCGGTACTCAATATGAGTACACTGGCCGCATGGTGCAAGAGGGTGAGTACGGGCCTCGTCGGGCGGCTCCGGTGCAGGTGCGCCTGCTGCCCAGCGGCTTGGAGTGGATCGACGCGCAGGCAGTGAGGGAACAGCGGTCGCGGTCAGCGATGGTTCGCATCCTGCTCGGTGAGGCGATCGACGCCCGACGGAAGAAAGCGCCGCAGCCGAGGTAGGTCCGGGCACACTCCGTCCACCTGCCGTGATGTAAGCACATGGGTGTCATTTCGTCACCCACCGGCGATGGTCGATGCTCGGCCACTGCCCGGCGTCCGGTCCACGATCCAAGGTCGTGGAGCCGCATCCGGGTTCAGCGCAGACCCGCATGAGCGATCTGCCATGTCTCCACGGGTTCAACGCGCTCAGTCCGCGACAGGGCGGGCGCCTCAATCTTGAGACGGCGGTTAGACACCGCGGACACAGTCCGTCCAAGCGTTTGTGCCATCTCACGAAGTGAGAGGTCTGTGCGCAGGAGCACGGCATCGTCTGGCCCGGTCCACTCGTAGTACGTGCGGCTTGCGGCGAGCCTGTCTCTTGACCGGTTGCGTTGCTTGCGCGCTCGTTGTTTTTCCAACCGTCGCTCTTCGCGATACCGGGCGTCGTTAGTGCATGGGATGCACGACGGTCTAAGGCCGTCGGGGTATCGGCCTGTCCTACGCTTCGGGAACCATTCTGCGTCTAGCAGGCGTCCGCATGTGTTGCAGGTCCGAGCTAAGACCGTGTGAGCGCCTGCGTTCCACGGCACGAGCAACTGGGCTTCACCCTTTGAGGGCTTGCTAGCGCGGCCCGGCTGGGCCCGACGCGCTCGACTGTAGGCCGCGCGACAGGCGTCGCAGCGGCATCCGCACTTGTCATAGGCGTAGTAGGTCCCGTGGCTCCGATCCCCGTCGAGGCGAACAACCACACCGCGTGGGCTGGGTGGACGCCGGCGACGGTCAGGCACGGGCAGGCGTGGTGTCGGGGACGCTCTGCTCGGGACTCATGGTGCTCATCCTGCCTTCCGGCGGGCGCGGCCGGCGTCCGCCTGCTGGGTGTCGGCGGCGTGGCAGTACACGACCCCGCCGGTGGTCAGGCGTCGGACCTGCCCGGCGCGGGCCCACCACCGGATGGTGCGTTCCGAGCGGCCGAGATGCCGGGCCAGCACGGCCGGGGTGCCGTAGGTCTCACCGTCCTGCTCGACCCAGGCGACGGCCTCCGCAGCAGCCCGGAGGGCGAGGCGGTACCCGGCGGGGGTGAGGCGGTGCCCGCAGTCCCGGCAGGTCACCTGGTCCTGCTCGAAGCCGTCGTCGTCGACCAGGCGGACCAGGGGGCCTCCGCACTGGAAGCAGTCGGCGCCTGCCCGGGTCGGGTTGCGACGCCGGGCGGTGGCGGCTTCGAGACGGCCGTGCAGGGTGCGCAGGTCGGTGGCGTACTCGGCGAACCCGTCGTACGACGTGGCGGCCCAGCGGGCGGTCGCGGTCAGGTAGGCGACCGCGCGGTTGGTGGTGGAGACGTTGACGTGCTCGCCGCGCTGGTCCTGCCAGGCGATCGCCCACCAGCCGAGCTCGTAGGCGACGCTCGGCGGGTCGTTGTCCTTGGTGGTCGTGCCGTCCTCGGCCAGCCCCTGGGAGCCTTTGCCGAGCAGGACCAGGACGTCCCCGCCAGGCATCGGGGAGTCGGTGGACCGCCCCCGGTCGTAGTTGGGGGACCGGACGTGGCCGAGGTGCTGGGGCAGCTCGGCGTACATCACGGCGATGCCGGCGAGGTCGCTCTGTGCCTGCTGGTAGCAGGGGTCGCAGACGGTCCGTTCGTACACGGTGAGGGACTGCGAACAGCAGCCGCACAGGGGATGCTCGGCGGCGTGGTCGGCGAGGGTGTCGCCGTCGGTGGGCTGCCACTCGCAACGTGCGCAGGGCTTCACCGGCGGGGCTCGGGTCGGTGCGCCACTGTCGGGGTGCGGGTCCGGCCGTCGCCGTGCTCGAACACACAGGACGGCTTGGCCTTCTTTGGGGCGGGAAGTGCCGGAGGGGAGTCGAACCCCTGACCTCCGATCCCAGCGGGCTGGTCCGATGCATCGGACGTACCGCACACGGTGTTCTGCCTGGCTGAACTACCGGCACTTCCCACGTTCAGTGTGCCCCCGGGAGTTCTCATGCGGTGCGCCTTCGCGGTCTTCCTTTGCTCGCGTGCGATGCCTCGCTTGATGCGAGCGTCGGTCATGCGCTGGTCCTCTCGGGTCACGATGCCTCCACGCTTCGCCAGAACGACTCCTCGGCCTGCGATGCGACCCGCACGCCCTCCCACGGCCACCGACCGGGACCCCCCGGCTTCAGCGCCTCCGGCCAGCCGGTGCGTTCGTCCCGGGCACCGCGCCACGGCTTGAACCGCACCGGACGACCGGCGTCCCAGCGCCCGGCGATGCCGTAGCCGAACTCAGGCCAGCGCATGAACAGCGACGAGCCGATCGGCCGCAGTCCGCGCTCCCCCAGGCCGCTGCCGTGCCCGGCATGCGTCTCCATGACCAGCGCGCACCCGTACCGGGCTCGCAGGGAGTCCAACGAGCACGTCAGGTGCCGGGCCGGCTCCTCCTTGCCCATGTCGGTCGTGTGCATCTTGTAGAGCGGCCCGATGACCAGCAGATCCGGTTGGACGGAGGCGCACAGCCGGTCCAGCCACACGTCGTCCTCCGCCCGGCTCAAGTCGATACCAGCAGGCCTGGACTCGATGAACATCCGGTCCTTTGCCACCGTCCGGCCGGCTTGGGCGCACAACTCGAACAGCGGCCGGAGCTTGCGGCGCAGCAGCCGGGTCGGGTTCTCCAGGTCGACCAGCAGGACCCGTTTCGCCTCGACCGGTGAGTGCGCGAACGGGTGCAGACCTGCGGCCAAGCAGACCGCGAGCTGCCGCAGCAGGGTCGACTTACCGCCACCTTCGACGCTCGTAACGATCAGGCGGTCGCCGCGCTCAAGCAGGTCCGGGACTAGCCAGTCGTAGCCGGTCGGCCCGGCCATGAACTCCTCCGCGTCGCTGACCGCCGACAGGGCCGGGGCGGAGTCGGAGTCGGCGAGCACCCCGAGCTGCAAGGCCGCCTGGGCGGCCACGTCGTAGGCGTCCGCAGTCGGTGACTCCAGCTGTTGCAGGGCGCGGGTGGTGGCAGCAATGACCTGGCGCTGCACAGACCGGGCCCGGACGATCCGGGCGTGGTGGACTAGGCCGGGGAAGCCGGCGGCGAGCAGGTCCGCGAGCCACACCCCGTCGGTGCACGGGCCGCGCTCCCCGCGGCGGAGCGTCTCGTCCCGCACTGCCGGGAGGTTGCAGGGCAGGCCGCGGGCGGTGAGGTCCCAGCAGGCGAGGGCGACGGCCCGGACTTGCGGGTGCCAGATGTCCTCCGGGGTCATCGGGAGGTCGGGGACGGCGGTGAGCCGGAGCAGTTCGCCGACGACGGCGCGCTCGGCGATCTCGTCGCGGGGTTCGGTCACGAGTACTCGTCCGTCATCGTCGCCTCGTACGGGTCCCTCGATGGTGGGGGAACCGGTCGCAGGCGGCTGGGACTGCGGGTGGCGTAGGTCTGGGCGTTCGCCATCCACGTCCGCCACGCCGCGGTCCAGTCCCGGAAGGTCTTCCCGTTGGCCCGGGCGTGGTCAAGGAACTTCTCGGTTTCGGCCAGCGGGTCCTCGACGGACCGTGCGTGTTCGGCGCCCCAGGCCTTCATGCCGGCAGTGATCGGGAACTCGGCGGGGGGTCCGGTTGCTCGGGCGCGTCCTCGCGCTACAAGAGACGTAGTCTCTTGTTCTTCTTCTACCTCTACTTCTATGCGTCGGGGACGTCCCCGGGACTGTCCCCCCTCGGTCCCCGGGACTGTCCCGGGGGACGTGTCCGTTCCGTCTGCGGGACTGTCCTCGGCTTCCCGTGCCTCTTGGCGCTGGCGAGCCTTCTTCTCGCGAGCCTTGCGGCGGCGTACAGACTCTCCGTCGAGCGACTCCTGCCACCGCTCCCACGAGCGGATCAGTAGCTCGTGCCCGCCCTGCTCGACCAGCAGCCCCTCACGGACCAGCGCGTCGACGCGGCCCTTCGTCCGGGTGGGGGTGAGCATCGGCAGGACGTTGCGCGGGATGACCCCACGGCGTTCCTGTGCGCCGCTGTAGGCGAGGCAGCGCAGGAACAGGACCTCGGCGGCCTCGCCCGCGCGCAGGAGCGCCGGGTCGAGGTAGTAGCCGGTTGACAGGCGGCACCAGTCCACTACTCGCCCGCCCGCTTCCAGAGGTCGTGGCGGTCGAAGTCGCGCAGGAAGGTGTCGAGGTCGGCTGCGACGGCGGCAGCTGCCTGTCCGCGCAGAAGGTCGGGGTGGACCTCGACCAGCAGGCGACGTGCCTGCGTCAACAGGGTGAGGGCCAGGTGCTGCTCCTCCTCGGTCATCGGGCCGCTCACAGCTCGACCTCCCCGCGCAGGATCGCCCCGACCTGCGCCACGTCCGGGTCGGTGGTGTCCAAGCGGTGCCCGAGGACGGACAGGGCGAGCAGGCACCGGGCCCGCCACTCGGCGAGCGTGGGCTCGGGGCGGGGGTAGGTGACGGGGCGGGGGAGTGGTGCAAGCATCATGGACAGAGCCCTCCGGTCGACTCGGATGGGTCAGGAGCCCGGGTTCCCTGCCTGCCAGGAAGGGGAACTTGGGCTCCGCTTTGAGCGGAGCCTGATTCTCCCACCCATCCGTTGTCCACAGGCAACTCGCCTTCCACAGTCTGTGGACAGTCGTCGCGGAGCGCCCGGTGCTCGGCCAGGTGCCAGGCGCAGAAAAACCAGCCGTCCTCGACCGTGGGGCCCGGCAGAGTGCAGCCGGCGTAGGAGCAGGTCATGCCGCCTCCGTCCGTGACGCGCGGCGCCTGCGGATGGCCCGGACCGTCGCGTGCGCCCGGCGGCAGGGCTGGCAGGGCGCGCCGGTGTGGGCGCGGTAGCCGGGCTCGGAGCCGCACCGCGCAGCGGGTGCGCGTCGGCGGGTCCAGTAGGCGGCTGCGGCGAGGTCGAGCACGCTGTCCCAGGTGAGCAGCATGACGCCCTGACTGCCGCGTAGGCCGAGGTCGGTGGCGACGTTGTGCGGCGAGATGGTGGCAGCGTTCCGCTTGCCCTGCGTCGCGCTCACCGGGACACCTCCCGGACAATCAGGACCGCGCCGGGGATGCGCAGTCCGGGTCCGGGCAACGTCTCGCCCACCCACCCCTTCACGGCGCTGCACGAGACGACCTGGCTGTCATCCCGCCACACGCCGGCATCTGAGAGGGAGTCGAAACTCGCCCGCAGAAGCTTGTCCAGGTCGCCGCTACGGGCGTTCGCGGGACGAGACGGGGCGCTGTCGCGCAGCCGTCCTACGTTGCGTCCGGTGCCGTAGTGACTCTGCGGGCGGTCGAAGGAGAACGTCGCCGTCACGCTGACCGGCCCGGTGAGCCGTTCCCGGCCGGGCATGACGACGAGCGCGGCCTGCTTCACGGCTTCGCGCCACGGCCGCAGGGTGACGGCGTTGTCGTCCCGCACCCCGCCGTAACGGTTGCGGGTCTTGCTCCCCTGGGTGGCCGGGGTGCCGTAGACGGTGATGACGAGCGGTGCCGCCGGGGCGGCGACTTCCCCTCGCGCTGCCCCGGCGGCGGTCCCCGGCGTGCTCACCGAGGTCATGGGGGCGGTCATGCGGCACCGCCGGCAAGCACTCTGCGCAGGCCCCGGAACGGGCGGACAACCAGCGTCCCGTCGGCGCGCGCGATCAGGACGTTGCGAGGTCCCGGGCCGCGCCAGCCCACCAGGACGACAACGGGCACGCCGCGCTCCAGGTAGGTGCGACCTGCGCAGGCTCCACGGTCGGTCATGCTGTCCTCTGCGGTCGGAGTAGCCGGGAGCACCCGCAGACCACCAGGCATGGTGCCGGTCATCGGGCCACCCGCTCAGGTAGCAGCCACGCGCGGCAAGAGTGCGGCTCCAGGTCTTCCCTGCACGAGTCGCATACGAGGGAGAGGGTGGCCGCCTCTTCGCGGTGCTGCTCACACAGCCCCACGCACCTGACGTGCTTGTGTACGCACGCGAACACGACGGCCCGTCCAGGGCGCCCGCACATCGAGCGGTAGTCGGGCCGCTTCTCGCAGGTCTCGCCGCTCATCGCAGGCCGTCCCCGTGGTCCAGGGCGCCGAGCTCGCCGTCGTACACCCGCGCCGTCCACAGCAGCCCGACCAACCCGAGCAGCCCGACGCCCCAGGCCGCCCCGAGGACCAGCAGCGGATGCCACCCGGTCAGGCACCACACGACCGCCCTCACGAGGCACCGTGCTCGACGTGCTCGATGATGAGATCCTCGGTGGAGGTGCCGTCGCACGGTGCATCCTGCGTGGAGGTGCCGTCGTCGTGCAGCCACAGGACGAAGCCGCGAGTGAAGATCGGCACCTCGGCCGGGACCTTGTGCTGCGGAACAAGCCAGCCGAAGTCCAGTGCCTCGGTGCGGTGAGACTCGACGCGGCGGTGGCAGGGGTCCTCGCACAGCAGCACCAGATTGGCTAGGCCATGACTCTCAGGCCGCCGCGTGCTACCCATCCCGCGCGCGCGTCGATGGTGCACCTGCAAGCCGAGCGAGGAGCCGCACCGCACGCACCGACCGCCGTCCCGCTCGTACACCGCATCGCGAGTCGCCGTGTCGGGACCAGTGCGCCTCACGACGGACCGCCGATCGCGAGCAGCTCGGACAGGGCGAGCCGGCCGTCCTGCCACGCCGCCCGCAGCACGCCCTCCGCGTCCTCCGCAGGCTTCACCATCAGCCCAGGTGCACCCGGTGCGCCCTCGGTCACCGTGACCCCGGGGACGTCCACGACCTCCCCGGTCGCCTTGTCGACCCAGCCACCGTTCTTCGCCGCGTCTAGCAGCACCCGCTGGAACCCGACCCGGACGGACCGGACCGTCTGGACCTCGGTCGGGGCGTGCACGTCGCACCAGGCGATCAGCGCCGCCTCGTCGGTCACCGCCGCGGTAGTCGAGCCGTCACGGGGCTTCGTTCGCGTGACGGTGCCGATCGGGGTGTCCCCGACAGCAGCGACCGCACGTTCCCCGACGAGCATCCCCGCGCCGGCCTGCGCTCGCAGCGCAGCGTCGACCGCCTTGAGCTGGTCGGCCAGGACCCGGGAGGCGACGAGCAGCGTCGCGACCGAGGTCATGCCATCGCCTGCTCGGTCTTGGGTAGTTTGCGGGCCCGTTCCTTCCACAGCTCCTGCAGGTCCAGCTTGTCCGGGTCAGCGACCTGCCCGGCTGTGACAGCGGCGCCGAGGTTCGCCCAGCAGGCCCGCAGGTCGTCGTCGTCCTTCGCTGCGACGACGGAGGTCTTCCACTCCCGCACCCACACCGCATCTGTGACCGGCTGCTGCCACTGGTCCTCGCCGGCAGGGAGCGGCCCGCGCTGCGCCCCGCGGACCGGCTCAGCCGGCGTGGTGTCGCTGTCGGCGTCCGGCGTGTCTTCGGTCGGGACGTGGAACGCCTGCAGCAGCGCCGACTTGTAGGCCATGCTGTGCGCCTTGCCGGTCGCCTTGTCGCCGCTGTCCTGCCCTTCGCCCCAGGCCTCGGCATGGAACGTCGACCCGTCGGCGGCGAAGAAGGCGAACCGCACCCGCAGGTGCACCACGTTCATCGTCCCGCCGTTACGGGTCTGTCGCGCCTCCGGGGTGCGCTCCTGTACCTGTGGGACGCAGATCAGCCCGTGCTTGGCGAGCGGCCCGTGCAGGGCGTTCATCACGTCGTCGACGCCGCGGAAGGCGAAGCGCGCCGGGCCTTCCTGCACACGGCGGCTCTTGCTGATCCCGTCCATGTCCGCGCACACCGCCAGGAAGGCAGCGAACACGGCGGGGACGGCGGTCATGGTGTCCCCATGGGGAGCGTCTGCCCGCAGGTGACGCAGCGGAAGTGGCACCCGCAGGTGCAGTAGGTGCCGGCGTAGACGCCCCGGCAGTGCGCGTGAAGGCCGATGCCGCAGTGCCCGGACCGGTAGCGGCCGGTCGGCTTCGGCTTGACCGAGGCGCTCACGACGGCCGCACCGGCATGATGAGGACCACGACGTCCCTGTCAGTCGACAGCGGTCGTGCCAGTACCGGCTTGAGCGCAGCGGCCTGAGAGAGCGTCCACGGCTTGGAGTCGCCGACCGCAGCCAGCTTCGCCAGCAGCGCCGTGTCCAGCACCAGCCCGTAGGTCTTGTCCGTAACGTCGGCCTCCGCCTTCGCGATGAGAGTGTCGACGTCGGGGAAGCCAGCCTCCGAGCCACTGATCGACGCCGTGAGCGGACCCACCTGCACCCGCAGGTCCCCGTCGTGGACGAGGTGGACGGTGAGGGCCTGGCGGTTGGTCCTGCCCGCGCCGCGCAGGGCACAGGCGATGAGTTGGCGGAGCGTCCGCACGTCGTCCGAGCGGATCAGCACGGAGAAGTCCGCACTGCTCGCCACCTCGGCGCCCATCCGTTCCCGGTAGAGACAGAACTGGTCGGTCGCGGACGCGGTGACCTGCGTGTCGCTGTAGGTCAGGTGCACGCCGTCCAGGACCGGTGTCGTGGCGTTGCGGCTGGCGAACACAAGGCCGTTGGCCAGCAGCCGGTCAAAGGCGAGGGCCAGCACATGAACGCCCTCGACGGACGGCTCTTGTACGGCTTCTGCACTCATGGTCGTCCTCCGTCGGAGCAGTACTGCGAGGCGAGTGGGCTGCCGGTGTCACGCAGCGACGTGCAGCGCCGGTGCTCCCCGACCACCCCGGCGGCGAGGAACGCCACGGCGGCGAGGATGAGCAGCAGCCAGACGAGCGCCGCGTGCACGCGCGGGTGCATCCGCCGGGGGTAGGGGGGCGGGCCGGACCCAGCCCAGGTGGCGGTCACGACGGGCCGGGACGGGTAGTGGCGCAGCACCCGCACGGCCGCCGCACGCCATCGGACGGGCACCGCACGACACGCCGGCACAACTCGTGGTGGGAGTGCGCGCATTCGGTGCAGACCCGGCAGGCAGTGAGCGTGCACGGCCCGGTCATGCCGCACCGGCGAGAGCGTCGAGCGCGTCGAGCTCCTCGCGGCCCCGGCCCTGCCCGAGCAGATGGCGCAGTTGCAGCAGGGCGGCGGCGAGCCAGTCGGCGTGGAAGGCCTCGCACCGCTCACACGCGCGCCCGCCCTCGCAGACCGGGCAGTCGTCGTCGCAGCAGCACCGGTGCTCGCCGTCGGTCCGGTAGGCGTCCAGAGCGCGGGAGAAGCGGTCGACGTCCTCCAGCCGCAGGGCGAGGTCGTCGGCGTGCGACCAGGCGACTCCGATGAGCAGCCGGCCGAGACGGTTCGCGGCTGTACCGCTGCGACGACTGGTGATCGCCTCCCAGGTCGCATCGACCACTGCGTCCCAGGTGTCCCGCTCGGGGCTGTCCACCCACGCCCGGGCCAGCGCGACGAGGGCCTCGTCCAGCGCCGGCAGGACCGTCGGGGCGCTCATGCCGGCCACACGACGTGGACGAGACTGAAGGTGCCGGCGACGTGCTGGCCGGCGTGGCCGGCGTCCAACGTGCAGAAGTAACAGTCATGCGCTGCCGGGCAGACCGGGCTGCCGTCGATGGGCGGCGGCGGGCCGCCGACCTTGTACTGGTCGCCGTCCTGCGTGGTGGTGGTCATGCGGGGACGGACTCAAGGCGGCGGTCGTCCTCACGCCACCAGCCAGACAGCTTCTTGCCACCTCGGCCCGCGTTGACGATCTCCACGGCAGCAGCCGCGACGCAGTGGCCCTTCAAGTTGCCGGTCTGCCGGCGAAGGAACTCGGCCTTGTTGAGCAGGCCGTTTACACCGCCGTGCGCGTTGCCCAACTTCTGCACCGTCGTCGGGACGTCGAGTTCCCCGCCGTAGCGGGCACAGAGCAGGCCGATACCGTCGATGACTGGCGCGTCCAGACCGGCATCGACGTAGGCATCGCGGATGACCCCGAGCGTCTGCGCGAGTACGGCCGCGCCAGATCGGTGGTAGATCCGGGTGAGCGTGCCGACCGCCCCGATAGCACCGGGGATCTTGTCCCGCGAGACACACAGACCTTGCGCGCGGACGACCCGCTCGATGTCGGTCTCAGCTGGCCGTCCGGACGCGACCCCGACCCGGAACCTGAAGAACGCATTGACGGCCAGGACATCGTTGAGCTGAAGGAACTTCTCCGCTTCCTCCTGCTCTGTCAGGCCTTCGTACGCCCAGCACTGGACCTGCTGGTCGCCGTAGCCGATCTGCTCCAACATCTTGATGCGGTGCTGGCCGTCGATGATGTACCAACTGCCGTCGCGGAGGTTGACCGTCGGCGTCCCGAGCTGTTCGAGGTCGGGGTCGGCTGCCATCTTGTCGACCCGGGCCTGGTTGAGGTCGCGCTGGGCTACGGGTGAGACGCGCATGAGTGCGATGGGCACCCAGCGCAGGCGTGCCTCTCGCTCGACGCGGTTTTTGCCGTTACTCTGGGACACGGGACAGCTCCTTTTCCAAGGTGGTCTTGAGGCTTCGAAGGGCCTTCAGGGACTCGGAGAGGGAGCTGACCCATTCCCCGAGCAGTGCGCGGTCCAGGGCGCCGTAGTCGACGGCGCGGAGCAGGTCGGCTGAGCTTTCGGCGGACCTGACGGTCTGTTCGATGACGCGGTTGCCGTCGATGCGGCGGGCGCGGCCGATCACTTCGTCAGCGTGGATGGTGATGCCTTCGCGTCTGCAAATCAGCCTTGTGTGCTGTTCGCTCAGTCCGAGGGCTGACGCGATCTGGCTGCTTCTGTAGCCACGCCCGGCGAGGTCCCGGGCCTTCTCGACACGAGCGAGCTGGCCCTCGCGCGTCCTGTCCCAGCCGGAAGGGACGGCCGCGGGCAGGTCCGGTGTCGGCTCGACGGTCGGCGCCTGCGCCTTCCAGGCGTTGTACGCCGGGGTGATCTTGCCGCTGCGATCCATCCGCTCAACCGCCGCGACCGCCGCGGCGTCTCCGGTCTCGGCGGCCACGACGAGCCGCCTTGCCCGCTGGTAGCTGGCGCCAGAGATGCCGAGGCCGGCACCGATGGTCTCCCTGATCCGAGCCCGCTCGACCTTGCGGATCCCAGGATCCTCAAGGTCGGCGTCCCGGATCGCCGACCCGATCTTCTGGCCCTCGTGCTTGCGCTCCTCGGCCTTGGGCCGTTCCTGCTCCTCGATCGCCCGGCCCAGACCGACCAGCTCGGAGGGCGTCATGTCCTTGCGGCAGGTGTTCTCGTCCCGCTCGGCCTGCAGCAGAGCGAGCGTGTCGTCCAGGGTGCGCGGGCAGGTGAACGGGATCGACTCCCAGCCGAGCCGTCGGCACGCTTCCAGGCGGCGTCCGCCGAACAGCAGCCGGTTGCCGGGCAGCACGCCGATGGGCTGCAGCAGCCCGTGCTGGCCGATCGACTCGGTGAGGCTGGTCAGGTCGCCGTAGTCCTTGCGGGCCCGGTCGGCGACGATCACGTCGGCGATGCGCACGCCCGGGGTGCTGTCCGGGGGCAGGCCGCGGGCGATGTCGGAGAGCAGGACGTCGGTGCTCACGCTGTCCTCCGGCCGGGCCGTACGACGTGCGCGGAGAGGTAGCGGTCCAGGTCGGTGCGCCGGAACAGCCGGCGCCCGCCGATGTGCACCACGGGCAGGCCGGAAGAGCCGGCGCCGCACTCAGCGGACAGGCGGTACATCTGCGATCTTGAGATCCCCAGGTACTGGGCGGCCTGCGGGACCGACAGGGCGGCGGGCTCGATCGGGCGGGCGGTCATGCTGGGATCTTGTGGGTCGAGTCCGCTGACTTGACTTCCTTGACCACAAACAGCAGCCCGACGGGGACACCAAGCAGCTCCGAGATGCGCTCTGCAGTCTTGACGGTGACGGTCCTTGCACCAGGGCGCCCTGCGGCCATGCGGCTGATGTACGAGTGGCTGGTGTGCTCGCAGTAGCGGGCGAGGCGGACTGGGCCGATGCCCTTCTCCCGCATCAGCAGAGCCAGTCGTTCTGCCGAGATGATCTCCACGTAGCGGCCCTTCATCGAGCGGACGTGTTGAGACAGGCGCGTCATCCTTGGACTTCCCTCATCGTGCCTAGTAACCGGCGTCAAGTCAAGCGACTCGACCAACAGCATCGTTACCGGACACGGCCACGTCAAGTAGTTGCACGGTTGTAGTTCCGCAGGTCCGGCATCCACGCAGGTCAGGGGCAGGGCTCTCAGTGTCGGCTGGGGTTGTGTCTAGCGACTGGACCGGTAACGTCCTTCGGTAACGGTGGCGTGTCGGGGGGGAGTTGCGATGAAGAAGCAGGTCACCAAGGTTCGGGGCATGTCCCCGTTGCAGGCGCTCATCGTCGAACGGATGCGCGTCAGGGGCTGGGACGCGAAGCAAGTGGAGGCTCGCGGTGTGACTCACGCAACGCTGCACCGCTACATGAACCCCGTCCACCTGCGACAGCTGCCCAGGCGCAGCGTCATCCAGGCACTGGCCCTGGCCCTCGAGATCGACGAGAGCGAGGTGCGCGAGGCCGCCGTGGCCAGCCTCACCGGCGTCATGGCTCGACCTGAGTGGCGGGCCTCATGCGGACCGTTCCGCGTCGCGTCGGGGCTCGACGTGACTGTGCTCGTCGAGCGCATAGATCGCCTGTCCATCACCGGCGAGGATCTCGAGGAGGGCTTGGAGGCCATCGGGAAGCACTTCTCGCCGAGCAAACGCAGTCGCGGGGCAGCCGCCTCCTCCCCGGCTGACTACGTCATCGCTCGTCGGGAGGGCGACCCGCTCAAGCGCAGGGCGCAGGGCGCAGATGAGGCGGGCTGACTTGTCGGACGTGGTCGCCACACTGCCTCAGGTGTTTAACCCGTGGCGCAGCATCCGTCAGATGACAGATGTGACAGTCCTCTGGGTCGCGTCCCGCGTGCGGTGTAAATGACCTTCGGGCGGAGGCTCCTTCTCGTTGTTGATGGTAGGGGTGGGGTCGGACAGTTTCGGGGTCGGTTGGTTATGAGATGTCGAGCAGTTCGCTGATGG